GTAATCGGCGTGACTGCGTATAAATCTTGGTACTTTATTTCGTCGATGACAGACCCTGCAAAGCCATAATCGTGGTTATTTGTGCGTCTTGCGCGTACTCTTGTTGCCCCTGTATGACCTGTTGTGATCTCGATTGTTTTGGCTTGTTCGTCACTTGTTGCGGCTGTCATTGTTCCAGTTGTTGTTGTTATTGCGCCAGTCGGCAGATATGAGCCGTCTAACTGCTGAGTCTCAATAGCATAATCAACAGATAATGAGGTTTTGCCACTTCCACTATCATAAAATAACCCTTGTGGTGCAACTAAATTTACCCACACCTGAGTCATATTTTCATCTTTGAGTGTGACCCATGACGTGTATTCAGGATTGCCTGTTGTTATTGTAAATGTGCCACTTGTCGATGATGTTGATGAAAATGTCGCTGTTGTTAGCTCTAAAATATTAGAGCCTCCAATTTTCGACCTGATTGTATAGCTACCATCATAAATTGCTGCGGCAGTACCAGTTATTGATATAACATCACCAACCGATACATTCTCGTAAGTCTCGTCACTAATACCGCCGATTCTGTCATATGCGCTCGGAATTGTTGAGGCTTTATAAAAATCCATACTTCCTGTGTACGCTAAGACAAACTGATTTCTTGCTTTTAAGACCTCGCCAGTGACATTATTTGAGCGTTTAACCAATAGAATCGGCTCACTAATAGCAGTGCCGATAGTAAGAAAAGGACTGCCGCTATTGGGGCTTGTGAACGGGTTAAAAAACTCTGCACTCGTGCCGTCAATATCTGATAACAATGTTTCACCATCGCGCACATCGGCCACGTCATACCAGCCTCGCCCAATGCACATATAAGAGTATTCGTATTGTTTGTTGTTGATATACTTAGAGTAAACAGGCTGTATGAGCGATGGATAGGCGCGAACTAATCCAAAAATATCTTCAATCCGTTGCAGTACACGCGCCTCATTTGTTCGACCTGCTAATGAGTTATTAGAGCTTTGTTGAGTGCGATTAATGTTTGTCGGAACATCAGGAGTAGGGATTAATTTCTGAATGAGATAATCATTAATTTTTAGCGATAAATACGCGAACGGGTTTAGAAAAGCCAACGCATCACCGCAAGGACTCAACAAAACAATGTAATGCCCATCGCGCGACATTAACTTTTCTACGTTTTTAGTAATATCGGTTTGTTGGCTTGGTTGCCCTTCATAAATTGCGTAATTCGTTAATTGTTCTTTATGTTCTAAAATCCAATGCGCGACTGTTTCGGCCTGAAATAATGTAGGCTCTTTATCAAACGGACCATTAAAAAAATCAATCGTTACGGTCATGTCGGTAATACTCAATCAATCCGTAAGTGTCAGTAATTTGCGCCATTGGCTGCCATATCACCATATTTTTTAAGCTATGCAAAACGCCACTGTTATAATATAACCCACAATGAGTAACTTTTTTATTCTTTCCAAGCAAAACAACATCATAATTATTTGCGCTTTCTTGCTGTGCAAATCCGTGTTTATTGTCATGTAAAGCAAGCCGAAAAGCATTAGCAACATCGCGCATTGAATCCGTTTTAGGCGTGTAATCATCAACACATAAACCCAACTCATTGACATAAACATCGGCTACCAACTGCCAACACGGCGGCCATTCGTAATGCTTGGCTAGATATTTTTCAATCATAAAAAACCACGCAACATTGGAAAACGACTGAATGTGTAAAGCTCACCAGTGCGCGTAACATTGAGCTTAGGCGCAACGGCAGACAATGACGCAACGCCGCGTGTGTATGTGATAGATTCGACTTGTAGCCGTTGGACTGCTTGCGGCTCGGTCAAATCATTAGATAAGTAAGCCCTATACGTTAATATTATTTTCTCTGTCGTGCCTAACGCTATTCTGTCTAGCTCTTTTCTAAGAACGTTATCAGCATCGGTAGTATCAATTGACACGTTGAATTTTTGGTCTAGGTTATCGGGAGTTCCAGCCAGTGCGACATTTAGATTAGTTGATTGCACGACAAGTGTATTGCTATCTTCATCAACTACCGCGCCGCTTGTTGGCTCTTTCCACAAATGATAAGTTTTAGTCAGTGAAGAATGTGAAATACTGACCACTTCAATCATGTATTTAGTTTGCGGTGCGCTTGCTAAAAACTCTCTGAGTTGTTGCTCAATATCAATACTCATACAAGCACCAAAGTCCCTGTTAAAACAAAATAAGCAATAGCGTCAAATAACTCGCCAACATCCTCACCAGCTTCCCAAATCGCCAATATTGTATCTGTTGCATCTGTGTCAAAATCATACGCACTAGACTCTGCCTCAACCTGAAACGTCACAACAAAATTATTTCCATCCGTTTCGTTCACACTGACAGAATTAGGAATGATATTGACGCTATGGGTTTGCAGTCCACTACCGCTATCCAAAGGCATATCAAACGACAACGCGCCTTTTTTAATGATGTTGTAAAAGAACAAAGTCCATATTTGATAATGTCCTGCTGTGCAAGCCAAGGCGACATTAAACTGTTGAACGCCTCGCTCAAAGTCTAAAGCGTAGCGATTAAATCCACCCTCGACTTGAGTGCGAGACACGCCACCAGCCGCGTTATGACTGTAGCCGCTTGGTGATGTAACAGGGTAAAGGTCACGCGGTAAAGTAGGCATTATCTGCGTCTCTGTACTGTGAGTGATGACTGCATAGAGCGTGACGTTTTACTGTTCGGGTCTCGCATCTCTGCCGCTATTAAATCACGAGCTTGTTGAATAATCAAAATACGTTCACCATCTGGCATGGTTTTTTCTTCGACGCTATCAATACGCCCTGTGGTTTGATTAACAATCGTTATCTTAGAGTCACCGCCACCCAATTTATGATTAGGCGTTACATGAGCATTGCCGCCCATTGTGATTACCTCCGCGCCACGCTCCCCCACAAGATAGCTTTTGCCGCCTTGCACGTCGCCACCCATTGCGCGTGCGCCTGATATTTGCTGATTCTGAATAGCTGCGATTTGCACTGCTCCTGCTACACCTGCCGTTGCCGCCAATGCCAAACCAAGTGGATATGGCTGTACTGCTAAGGCGTTGGTGATAGCTGTGGCTGTATTAACAAACGCCTGAGCCAATGCAGCGGCCTTGCCAATCTCAAATAGCTTTCTGTTTTCGGATTGCATCAAAGTAGCGATATTGCCGAACCCTTGCGACAGTACGCCTAGTTTTTGCACTTCAAGTTGTCGTTTTTCATCAATGACTTGACGTTCATTTTTCTTAGATAAAACACGCGCCTCATCTTTAGAGATTTTTTCGCGGCCTAATGCTTCATCAATAATAGCCTGTCTTGATCTATACCCCTGCGCGATAACTTCGTTTTCAGTGGCATATTGTGCGCGTAAAGCATCCAACTCTTGCGCCTGACCTGCCATAAAGCTATCAACTTCGGTTTGTTGCGCAGCAAGGTCTTTTTCGGCTTGTAGTGCGTCAATCTTCGATGCCTGAATCCGTAATAGCTCTTTTTCGGCAGGCAATAACTTACTTAAATTTGTGTTTTTAAGGTCAAAGTTAATTTTTGCGAGTTCAGTATCTTGACCCCATAAATCAATTCTTTCTTTTTGAGAGAGTATTAAACCTTCATACTGGCTTTGTAGTGATTTAGCGGCATTTGCTGCATCCTCTGCTGCTTTCTTAGCGATTTTGTCGGCTTCGGCTTTCTTGCGTGAAGCTTCTAGCATTGCCTTAGCCACACCTGATTCGGCAGGATTAGCAAGCAAATCATCAACTGTACGATTAAATGTAGCCGTTTCAATTGCAGACTCTAATGTCTTTTTTTGTGCTATTAGTTTGTCAAGGTCGCTTTGAATAGAAGCTTTTATTCTTTCATTCGACGATAAAGACGCTGACCTTGAGCTTTCCATTGTCGATTGAATTTGAGACTCAACAACGCTTAAACTTTTAGCAAGAATCTGTAGCTCATCATCGCTAACAGTTAAGTTTTTATTGATTTTATCAATGGCTTCTTTTGATTTATCCGCTGCTTTTTCTGCGTTATCGCCAAAAACAAACCATGCTGTGGCGGCAATGCCCAACAAAGTTATTGCCGCACCCAATGGCCCACCCAAACCCGCAACAATTCCAGTTGCCGCTCTATTTGCCACATTTGCCGCGTTAGTCGCTGCGGCTAATTCTGCTTGTGCGATAGTTTGTGCTGTTGTTGCCACTGTGTTCGCTTCTGCGGCAAGCGTTGCTCGAGATACTGCTGCGGCCTCAGTATTTGCAGAAACGACAACGGCTTGTTGTGCTAACGCAACTCTATCAAGTGCTATTTGACGTTGTAACTCTGCGGCTGTTGCGTATTGCGTACCTGCCGCTAACCGTGCATCCATCGCGGCGCGTTCTGCGTCTGCTACTGTCGCATTGAGTGTTGCTAATACTGTCGCTGACGTTGCTCTTGCGCGGCCTAGCTCCTCAAGTGCTAAAACCTTTTCGGCGGCTGCTCGTCTAACAGCTACGCCTGTCGCTGCATTGTTGGCTGTCGTTAGTGCTAACGTTTCAAGTCTTAATGCTTCTTCGGCTGCTAGTGTTTTTAATGTCGCGGCAAGCGATAAAGCCATGCCTGAAACAAAACCTGTTAGCTTTATTCCTGCAAAAACCAAGGCCGCTTTATATGCGTATCCAAAAGCATCGCCGATTAGTTTGGCGTTTTCGTCAATGTCTAAAGAATCCATAAAATCGGACGCTTTCGACATAATACTAACAAAACCCTTTCCCGCCTCTGTTGATTCGTTAATGCGACCTGTGAAAATAATCGCACTGTTTTTTAAGTCAGTGAATGCCTGAGAAATAGTAGATTCTGTTTTGCCGAACGCCGCATCAACCTCGGACGCTTGCTCTTTTAATGCCTGAATAAGCACGTCAGAAGTTAATGCGCCCTCTGCCGCTAACTTCCTTAACTCGCCCTTACCGACACCTAATGCACGACTAAACGCATCCATTGCCGCAGGTGCATTTTCTGCCACGCTGTTAAATTCATCGCCACGGATAACACCACTTGCCAATGCCTGGCTAAATTGCAAAATAGCAGCTTCGGCTTGTTGAGTACCTGCGCCTGATAGTGCCAATGTTTTACCAAACGTTTCTGTTACTTGCGAAACGTCCGCTACTGATAACCCTAGTTTTTCAGCATTTTGGCTAATCTTGAAATACAAGTCACCAGTTGCGCCTAGTGCTTGTCGCGAGTTTTGGGCAATATCAATAACGTTTTGAGTGGCTTGTCCAAGTGCTTCTGTCGAATCGGTGACAAGTTTTAAGCG